ATCCTGATCATGCACAATGCAGCACACGACTTGCTGTGGCTATGGGAGTCTGGCTTTACATACGATGGACCTGTATTTGATACAATGCTTGGAGAGTATGTCCTGCAACGGGGGCAGAANGAACCACTCTCTCTTGAAATGTGTGCTAATCGTTATGACTTAGATACAAAGAAACAAGACACACTAAAAGAATACTTTAAGAAAGGATACACAACGAGAGAGATACCATTTGATGAGTTGTCTGAATATCTAACGGCTGACTTGATTGCTACACAACAGTTATCTGACAAGTTGTATTATCGTCTTAATACACCAGAGGATTCAGGTCTTATGGAGACAGTGATACTTACAAACAAAGTTGCAGTGTGTCTTTCACGTATATATCAGCGTGGGTTTAAAGTTGATTTGTCTGCCTTGGATACTGTGCGTAAAGAGTTTGAGAAGGAAAAGCGTCAACTTATTGACAGTCTACAGCGTCAAGTAACAGAGATAATGGGAGACACTCCTGTTAATCTAAACAGTCCAGAGCAATTGTCTCAAGTCATTTACAGCAGAAAGCCTATTGACAAATCTATGTGGCAGAACAACTTTGATAAGTACATGAGCAAGACATCCTATAAAGAGATGGTGTCAATGCATTCAGAGCCTGTCTACAAGACAAGGGCAAAGCAATGCCCTAACTGCTATGGTCGTGGCACATATTATAAGAAGAAGGTAGACGGTAGTAATTGGTCAAAGCCATCCAAGTGTCAGGATTGCAACGGTGTAGGTTTCTTGTTTGTTAATACAAAAGAATTAGCAGGTCTTAAGTTTTCTGCACCAGATGCAAAGTGGGTAAGCGCACATGGTTTTACTACAAGCAAGACCAATCTAGAAATCCTTGAGGGTTTCGCTAGACAGCGTGGCATGGAAGATGCTACGAGTTTCTTAAGTAAGGTAAAGCGTCTAAGTGCTTTGGATACGTACTTGTCATCCTTTGTTGATGGCATTGAGAACTACACTAAAGAGGATGGTAAGTTGCATGTTCGCTTACTACAGCATCGCACTGCCACTGGCAGGTTTAGTGGTGCTGATCCTAATATGCAGAACATGCCAAGAGGTGGCACATTCCCTGTCAAAAAAGTGTTTATATCACGGTGGGAAGGTGGCAAAATTATGGAAGCAGACTTTGCCCAGCTAGAGTTTAGGGCTGCTGCGTTTTTATCACAGGATGAGGTAGCGATAAATGAAGTATCTACTGGATTTGATGTACACTCATACACCGCTGAAGTTATTACCAATGCTGGTCAGCCTACGGACAGACAGACTGCGAAGGCTCATACATTCGCGCCGTTATATGGAGCGACAGGCTATGGAAGAACAAAAGCGGAAGCAGAATACTATGAACACTTCAGTCAGAAGTACAAAGGGATTTCCGCTTGGCACTCCCGATTGGCTAAAGAAGTTTTATCAACAAACAAAATAACTGCACCATCTGGTCGTCAATACTCATTTCCTAATGTAGTTAGGAAGATTAATGGTACAGTAAGTTACTTTACACAGATAAAAAATTACCCTGTGCAGGGGTTTGCTACAGCAGATATTGTACCACTTACCCTCTTGCATATTGATGAATTATTGTGTAATATGCAAAGCTGTATTGTTAACACAGTGCATGATTCTATTGTGATTGACATACATCCAGACGAGGAACGGCAGGTCATTGACCTTATTAGTAGGGTAAACAATGATCTGACCAGTATCGTGAATACCACGTTTAGAATTGATCTGAATGTGCCTTTGCTTTTAGAGGCAAAAATTGGAAATAATTGGCTTGACACTAAGGATGTAAGCTGATATAACTATGCATCTTAATCTGAAAGGAGCAGAAAGAATGAATGACTTAACAGTATTGAGTAGTGGTAACTATGACGCTATAGCGCAGATGGTTGGTATTACTGACGACTTGAATACAGGGGTTAAAGTTAATACCCTCAACCGTTTGCGTCTATGGCATTATCCTACTATGGGTCAAGCCGAAATAAATGGAAAGCTAAAGAATGTTGAGGTAATTGATGGTGGAGTATTCCGTCTAGAAGTTATTGAAGGCAGTTTGTCTAAATATGCATTTAGCAAAACAATTAGTGTGCGTCCCTTTATGCAAAGGTTTATGTTAAAGCGATACATAGCAAACAAAAACCCAAAGCCTAATGAAAAGAAGGGTGAGTTTCAGCGCACTATTATGTCAAACAGCTTGAAAAAAGACCTAAAGGATAATACTGGTAGGTTCAACTGTGGCAAGCCCTCTGGCTATATTGAGGACTTTCAAGCACTACCTGTAGATATGCAAGACCTGATCCGTCAGATCAAGCGTGTAAGGGTATTGTTTGGTATTGTTAGTATGGAGAATCCTGTAGATGAAACGGGTAAGCCTATGGATGAGTTTGAGACTCCTTTTATCTGGGAGATTGATAACAAAGATGCCTTTAAGAGTGTTGGAGAATGTATGGGTACATTTGCTAGGCATCAGCGTCTGCCATTCCATCATGCGATTACCTTCACAGAATCTACACAGCATGAAATGGATAACAACAGCAGTTACTATACTCCTGTGTGTAAAGTAGATATGGATATAAACTACGAACACACTAAGGAAGATGATGAAACATTGTCTAGTTTCTTAGATTGGATTAAGAACAACAATGACTACATCTGTAAGGAGTGGGATATTAAGAACACTAAACGTCAGGAGGAACTGCCTGATGAAGATATGGATGTAGTAGAAGACTTTATTGACATTGAACTGGAAGAGGGAGATGAAAAATGAACCACCCCGCCGAAATGAAGCTACATAGGTACATGACTGATGCAGCTAATGGTAAATCAACAATATCTGAGGAGGTAATTCAAAAGATAGGCTCTGATATTATGGACGCATTGCGGCGACAATTCGGCGGGAAAGAGAAGAAAGAGTTTAGGTTGCGTATGTCTAACGTTGGACGCCCAACTTGTCAGCTATGGTTTGAGAAGCATAGACCAGAGGCAGCGCAACCTAAGTCTAATAACTTTGTAATGAACATGATGTTTGGAGATGTCGTTGAGGCTATCTTCAAGGGTCTGTTAGATGAAGCAGGAGTTGAGTATGGAGATGCAGAAAATGTTGTGCTTAAACTTGAAGACGGCACAGAGATTAATGGGACATATGATATTGTTATGGACGGTGCGGTTGATGACATCAAGTCAGCATCTGATTGGTCATATCGTAATAAGTTTGAGTCATATGATACCCTTGCTGCTGGTGATGGCTTTGGCTATATTGGACAACTGGCTGGCTATGCTAAAGCAACAAATAAACGTGCTGGTGGTTGGTGGGTAGTTAATAAAGGCAATGGTAAGTTTAAGTACGTACCTGCTGATGGTATTGACACAGACAAAGAAATAGATAAAATACAGGAGACAGTAAAAACTGTTGAGAAAGATGAGTTTGTGCGTTGCTTTGAACCAGAACAAGAAACATTTAGAAAGGTGCTTACAGGTAATAAGGTGTTAAATAAGCATTGCACATTCTGCGATTTTAGAAATACTTGTTGGCCTAATCTACAAGAACACCCGCAAGCTAAATCAAAAGCTAAGTTTCCTAAGATGGTGCAGTACATTGAATATAATGCCGAACAAGCAAGCTAGGAAGCACGGGTATCGCAGTGGGCTAGAACACAAACTTTCTATTTATCTTGATGAACTCAAACAAAACTATGGTTATGAGTCCATTAAAATTGAATGGGAAGACCTAGCCTATCGTACCTACACCCCAGATTTTATTCTAGATAACGGAATAATAATTGAAACAAAGGGTAGGTTTCTAGCAGCAGATAGACGTAAACATCTTGCCATTAAAAAACAACATCCTAAACTTGACATACGGTTTGTTTTTACTAATAGTAGGGCTAAGTTACGCAAGGGGGCAAAGAGTAATTATGCAGAGTGGTGTATCCGATATGGTTTCTTGTACTATGATCGCATCATACCAGAAGATTGGTTGAAAGAAAAAGGAAGAAACAAACACCCGAACTTTATTAAATTTAAGGGTACAAAAGTAAAAAGGAGATAAGACATGGACGCTACAACATTCAACATACAGTTAAAACCAGACCTAGATGAAGATGATTGTTGGACAGGTGGATTAGAAGTTAGTATTGCATATGATAAGTTTAGTCCTCTAGATAAACAAAGTTTTCTTCATCTACAGCATCTTGCAGAAATAGTTGCTTGTTCTATAGCTTTTATGGAAGAACATCCAGAAGTTATAAAACAAATAGAAGATTTTATGAATGAAACATCTGAAGATGAAGAAGAAAATATGTCAGGACATACGGTTGAAGAGATAGGTGATAATGTGGTAAAGTTATCCTTTAACAGTAGGACGAAAGGAAGAGCGTAATGCGGCATGAAGAGTATATGAAGGAAGCTATGAAACAAGCTATGGAGCAGTCTGATGTATTAGAACGAGCAGGTAAAGAAGCCTACGGTAACGTGGACATGGTAAATAGTCCATCACACTACAATCAATCAGGCATTGAGTGTATAGCTGCTATTCAAGCGGCACTAGGACCAAACTTTAAGTATTACTTGCAAGGTAATATTATGAAGTATCTGTGGCGATTTGACTACAAAGGAAAACCGCTAGAAGACTTAGAAAAAGCACGGTGGTATCTAAATACCTTGCTAGAAGATGTGGCGGCTAGTGATGAGAGTTAAGATGTTTATCTCAGTTGAGATTGATGAAGAAGAATATCCTGTCCCTGCAGATGGGAGGGTAGACGAAGAATTAGAGGATGCGTTTTTAGACTTGATGCACGATATAGAAGGTGTTACAGTCAAATCAATTAGAGCAGTTATGGAGAACAAAGAATGAACAATTACCTACCTACAGATTATCAAAACTTTATTGCGCTATCACGGTATGCACGATGGAAAGAAGACGAACAACGCCGTGAGACATGGGTAGAGACAGTGACTCGCTACTTTGATTATATAAAAAATCATCTGTATAGTACGTGCAGATATGTAATGCCTGACGATTTAAGAGGCGAACTAGAGCAAGCTGTATTGAATCAAGACATCATGCCCAGCATGAGAGCATTGATGACTTCTGGCCCTGCACTAGATCGCTGCCACGTGGGTGCATATAACTGCTCCTACGTGCCTGTAGACAGCCCTAGAGCCTTTGACGAGACTATGTACATACTTATGTGTGGCACAGGTGTAGGCTTCTCTGTAGAACGTGAGAACGTGGATAAGCTACCAATTGTTAATGAGGTAATGCACGACACAGATACAGTAATCAAAGTAGGTGACAGCCGCCCCGGTTGGTCAAAGTCTCTGCGTGAACTAATATCTTTGCTATATGCTGGTCAAATACCCAAGTGGGATGTATCCGATGTACGTCCTGCAGGTGCAAGACTAAAGACATTTGGTGGTCGTGCAAGTGGCCCAGCACCGCTAGAGGAATTGTTTGAGTTTGTTATAGCTAAGTTTAAGACTGCGACAGGCCGTAGACTGTGGCCTGTTGAGTGTCACGATATTATGTGCAAGATTGGTGAGGTTGTAGTTGTTGGCGGTGTACGCCGTTCTGCTCTTATTAGTCTGTCTAATCTTGGTGATGACCAGATGGCTCATGCCAAGTCAGGACAGTGGTGGGATACAGAACCACAACGTGCATTGGCTAACAACTCTGTAGCCTACAAAGGCAAACCAGAGATGGGTACGTTTATGCGTGAATGGGTATCCCTATATGAATCTAAGTCAGGTGAGCGTGGTATCTTTAATCGTGAGGCGGCAAAGACACAGGCAGCTAAGAATGGTAGACGTGATACAGAACATAGTTTCGGCTGTAACCCCTGCAGTGAAATTATATTACGTCCATACCAGTTCTGTAACTTGTCAGAGGTAGTTGCACGTGCTAGTGATACACAGCAGTCGTTGCGTGAAAAGGTACGACTTGCTACAATCTTAGGTACGTTTCAATCCACACTAACTGACTTTAAGTACCTACGTAATGTATGGAAGAAAAATACAGAGGAAGAGCGTTTGCTTGGTGTGTCATTGACAGGTATCATGGACAATGACTTGCTTAGTGGTACATCAGCCCATCTTGGCAAGAACATTGGTCAAACACTGGAAACATTGCGTGACACGGCAGTAGAGACTAATGCTGCTATGGCTGAACAACTAGGCATTCCACAGTCTACAGCCATNACATGTGTCAAGCCTAGTGGTACAGTGTCGCAGCTTGTAGACAGTGCCAGCGGCATCCATGCGAGGCATAACCCACACTACATTCGTACTGTACGTGGAGACAACAAAGACCCACTTACACAATTTCTTATGTCGGAAGGTATACCTGCAGAGCCAGATGTTATGAAGCCAGAGTCTACAACAGTGTTCAGTTTTCCGATGGCATCACCACGTGGTGCGGTTACACGTACAATCCTGTCGGCTATTGAACAGCTTGAGTTGTGGCTTACTTATCAGCGTTACTGGTGCGAACACAAACCATCAGTGACAATCTCTGTTAAAGAAGATGAGTGGATGGATGTAGGTGCTTGGGTATATAAACACTTTGATGAAGTGTCAGGCATTAGTTTCCTACCATTTAGTGACCACACGTATAAGCAAGCACCATATCAGGACTGTACAGAAGATGAATATGATGCTATGATAATACAGATGCCCAGAAGTGTGGATTGGGCAAAGCTGCAGGAGTTTGAGAAAGAAGACATGACAACAGGTGGGCGTGAGTTAGCGTGTACGGCAGATGCTTGTGAGATTGTAGACTTAAATGCGGCATGATTGAAGGAGTGGACATGCCTACATGGTGGCAGTGGTGGCTAATAGTGGTCATCACTGTCAACACTGTAATAAATGCAATTGTGTTTTTCAAACACAGATTTAAACAGAAAGGAGTTGACAAATGAGAGAGCAAATGGTAGAAGTATTACGGAAACATGCACAGGCCAACGTGGCATTGCATGTTGCCAACATTGAGTGTTATCTACGTAACCCTGTGGGTATAGGAGAACATTCAGATATCATGGAAGCAATGCAAGGAGAACTTGATAAGATTGCAGCACATGAAGATAGGCTTGACATATTAAATAATTACTTTAATGAATAATAGGCTCCTCCATTGCCTATAGAAACAAGTAAAAAGTTAGTATGGAAAAAAGGGGTGGATTACTTAATTGCTAATCCACCCCGCAAGTCTGAACAGTGGGAAGAATGGCTAAAGGAAAAGGAGAAGCACGATGACAAAAAAGAAAGTAAGTGAAGACAAGCAGATGGTTACAATTGATGGTGAGGATTATGCATTTGATGACTTGACAGACCTGCAGAAGTATATGCTAGAACAAGTGTTAGACTTGAAAGGTAGGATAAAAACTGCACGTATGCATCTAGACCAACTTAAAGTTGCTAGTGCAGAGTTTGGCAGATCACTTCAAGAATCTGTACGACTAGAATCTCAAGGGGAGAAGAATGAAAAGACGTAATGGCCTAAGTAAATATGATGCTCCACTCAAAGTACAATATGAGTGGGGCTATCAAGATTTTTTTAATTGGGGTGAATCTATTGGCAAAGATAAAAAGATTAAGCCAAAGGTAGAGAGGAAGCTGCACACTAACACTATGCAGTTTCGTGAGTGGCAAAGAGGCTGGAACGATGCTTATAAAGCCAATTTAAAGAGAGTACAACGCAATGAACAAGCTAGAGCAAGAGGCTAGGAACTGGATGAAGGAGAAGTACATGTATGGAATATCAGCTAAAGCATATCAAGTAGCAGCGTGTGATACTGCCATCTTCCCAAAAGAAAAGGCCACAGAGTATTTAACTCTGGGCCTTAGTGGGGAAGCGGGAGAGATTGCAAATAAGGTGAAAAAATTTATACGTGATGGCGCACCACCAGATGAATATGAAGCCAAGAAGATTGAGATTGGCTATGAGATTGGTGATGTGCTGTGGTATTGTGCAGTGCTTGCAGAAGAAATGGGGATGGACCTTGGGCATATTATGGAGAACAATTTACAAAAACTGGCTGACCGAAAAGCTAGGGGTACTCTGTCTGGCTCTGGTGACAATCGTTAAGTATGCTATAGGTGGTGCTATATGCCTGTGGTTAATATACATCGTGGGCATGGCACTGACTAATACCATATGTGATTGTGTCAGAGACTTTAATGGTTGGTGGGAGTTAGAATACTGGACAAAAAAAGAGGGGGCTTAGTTGCCCCCTTATCTTATTACTGGTTCTAACTCATTTCTCATATCTATTTTACCTTCACCAAACTCATCTTCATATATAGCAAGACCATATTCATAATGACCAGTCTGGTGAATACTAACACCATTTGTTTTTTGTTTATATATTTGTTCTACTATTGTTTTTCTATCTCCTTTTAATGCCCTAAAAAGTGTCTCTGCCTTTTGTGCTATATCTTGACCAGATGGATATTCCATTTCTAAAACATCAGCCCTAGCTTGTCTTCTTTCATTTTTAATAAATTGAGACAGTGCTATTCTTTTTACAACATCATTAGGTAAAGAAGTGTAATCAGGGTCTTGGATGAATGTAGCTACGTTAGCATCAATCTTTTCGCCTAATTCTTTTTTAGCTAGATTCGTAAGAGGTTTATTTAGTTTAATACGTGCAGGGCTTAGTTCTGCGTAACTAAAGCGTAAACGATCCAACTCTTCTTGAAGCAATGTTCTTTCTCGCTCCATAGTTATACCTGTTACAGCTTTTAAAAAGGGATTGACATTTACTACAGGTCCAGATCGTCCAACTGAGTATAAAGGTACATCACCTTCATCAATGTTAACTTCTTGTGGGAAAGATCGCATAGATTGTTTAAACGCAAGTTCCACAAGGTCAACATCAGTGTTATCAGGAACGATACGATACTCTGGACCCATAAACGTGCCAGCTAAATCTTTAAACATGCCAGCACCAACGGTAAATGTATTAAACAAGTTTCCTACAGCATTGGCA